CCGCTTATAAAAAAAAGCAAGATGTTTCTGCTTGATTCAGGAGCATTCACCTTTATGCAAGGAAGAAAGAGTCTGGATTTCGACGGATATCTGGAGAGGTATATCGACTTTATAAACAAATACGACGTAGATAATTTTTTTGAGCTAGATATCGACAGCGTCGTCGGATACAAAAAGGTCAAGGAACTAAGAAGAAGATTGGAGAAAGAGACAGGGAAAAAGAGTATTCCTGTATGGCATTTTGAGAGAGGAAAAGACGAATATATCGAGATGTGCAGAGAGTATAGATATGTAGCAATCGGAGGCCTTGTAGGAGGAAATGCAGAGTACTCCTCGAGATACTGGAAGTATTTTCCGTGGTTCATCGAGGCAGCGCATCGCAACGGAGCCAAGATACATGCTCTCGGATTTACGTCTCTGAAAGGAATGCACGAATACAGGTTCGACAGCGTGGACAGTACTACCTGGAAGAGCGGAGGAAGATTCGGACAATTGCACCTTTTTAAAGAAGGAACGATAAAGACGGTATTACAGAAGGACAAAAGGGCAATCTATAAAAAAATAGACGAGCACAATTTCAACGAATGGCTCAAATTTCAAAAATACGCAGATAAAAACTTATGAGAGAGGATGTTATTATGAAGGAGACCAAAATAAGTAGATTACAGTGCATTCTTGCCGTGTTGTTTGTGACAGCACATATAATCAGCAATATAACGACCGTGAAACAGGTCTCGTTGCCTTTCGGCTTCACGACGACCTGTGGAGTGTTTGTCTTTCCAATAACTTACATCTTGTCGGACGTATTCAGCGAAGTATATGGATATAAATTCAGTAGATTCACCTGCTATATATCATTTGCCATGAATATATTGGCCACAGGAATATTCTTCCTTGCTATCATCTCTCCGCATCCGGTATGGTGGGAAGACCAAGAAGCTTTTGCGACGGTGTTAGGAAACACGCCGCGAATTTTGATTGCATCACTTTCCGCCTTTGTGTTAGGGGACTTTGTCAACGATAAAGTTTTCGAAAGACTAAGACAAAAGGGAGAAAAGACCTTCGCGCTTAGGGCCATTCTCTCGAGTTTTTGTGGGCAGATTGTCGACAGCCTAATTTTTATTCCGATTGCTTTTGTAGGCATCATGCCTATAAGAGATATGCTTCTTATGATGGGTCTCGAAATAACAGTAAAGACAATATATGAGACTGCGGTTGTTCCACTGACGGCGATTATTGCAAAAAAGACAAAAAAATATGAACAAAGGAGTCTTGCCGATGGCAAATGAACAAAACTTAAATCCGTTCGGAACATTAACAGAGAGTAAACAGAGAGAGATAGCATCTATGGGCGGAAAGGCAAGCGGAGAGGCAAGAAGGCAAAAAAAACTTCTGCGCCAATGCCTTGAGTTGCTTCTAGAGAAGGAAATAACCGACAAGGCCGGAAACACAGTATTAGGGGCTGAAGCGATGGCGGCAAAGGCTTTTCAACAAGCGCTCAAAGGGGATTGGAAAGCATGGGAACTGGTAAGAGATACCGCAGGACAGAAGCCAATTGAAAGAGTGGTTCACGCTGAAGTTGAACCGAGCGTGATTGAAGAAGTAGAAGAAATGGTAAGAAAAGCAGAAGAAGATGACAAGGCAGGAAGCGATTAATTTTTTAATAAAAAAGCCGTATATGTTCGGGCATTTGTTAGGATTTACAAAGCTTACGAAGATTCATAACAAGTGGATTCAAGATATGATTCTGGGAAAGAAAGACAAGACGCTACAGGCGCATAGAGAATCATATAAGACCACTTGTGTTTCTTTGTCTTTGGCAATTATAATAATCGTATTTCCGAACCATAGAACCATGTTCATGAGAAAGACGGACACGGATATCAAAGAAGTTATTCGACAAGTAAAGAAAATCCTAGAGTCACCAAAAACTCAATATTTTGTGTCTGCAATATACGGAGTAGATTTAAAGTTCGTTCTTTCTTCGGCGTCAGAAATAAGCACCAATCTGACAACCGATACAAGAGGAACTCCACAGCTTGTAGGAGTTGGAACTGGCTCTTCCTTAACCGGTAAACACTTTGACAGGATTTTTACAGACGACATTATCAACATATTAGACCGCCAGAGCAAGGCGGAACGCGATAGAATCAAATTAATATATCAAGAATTGCAGAACATTGTGTCGAAAGACGGAGGGCGCATCTTTAACACCGGAACGCCTTGGCACGCAGACGACGCCTTTTCCCTAATGCCGGAGCCGGAAAAATGGGATTGTTACAGCACGGGCCTTATGTCAGAAGAGCAGATAAGGCAGAAGAAAGAAAGCATGACCGCTTCTTTGTTTGCGGCGAACTACGAAATGAGACATATTGCCTCAGAGAATGTAATTTTCCAGAACGCAAAGACGGGCGCAGACCCGCAGAAGGTAGAGCAGGGCGAATGCCATATTGACGCCTCTTATGGCGGAGAAGACGGGACTGCATTCACTATTATCACAAAAAAAAGAGAAGAAACAGGTAAAGACGAAAACGGACAGCCGGTATATGAAAGTTTCTACTATGTTTTTGGCAAATTATGGCATAAGCACGTTGACGAGTGTCTTTCGGAAGTGGCGCGATATATAAAGGAGTTCAATGCGGGCCGTGTATGGTGCGAGGATAACGGAGACAAAGGATATCTTGCTAAGGAACTAAAGAGGCAAGGACAGCGGGCTGTCCCGTACCATGAAAACCAGAACAAGTTCATTAAAATTACAAGCTATCTAAAATCAGAATGGAACAGGGTTGTCTTTGTTGCCGGGACAGATAAAGAATATATCCAACAGATTGAGGAATACAACGAAAATGCAGAGCACGACGATGCTCCGGATAGCCTTGCTTCTATAGTCAGACAGCTATGGGCGAAGAAGGAATCGGCAAGCACATACCGGTCACCGCTGGGCTGATTGCGTTTTATTTTTTTGTATTGTATAATAAAAACAATCAAAAAAGGGGGTTAAAGGCGTGATTTCTTTTCAAGATTATATAGAATTAAGACAGGCGGGCGAAAGTGAAGCGATAGAAAAAGTTATAAGCGACTGGCAGACGCAGACAATCTATTCCAGAGCGATTATTGCGGATGAATACGACAGACAAGAAAATACTACTATCAAGAACTTTATTCAGCAGATATACAGCCTGAACGGCAAGAAGATAGAGAACTATACGGCGAGCAACAAAAAAATCGCAAGTAACTTCTTTGCAAGACTTAACATACAAAGAAACACTTATTCGCTCGGAAATGGTGTTACCTTTTCGCGAGATGGGGTAAAAGAAAAGTTTGGAAAAAAGCTAGACACAAACCTATTCGATATTGGATATTATTCGATAATTCACGGCCTTGCATTTGCCTTCTGGTCCGAGGGCCTGCAATTGTTAAAGGTGACGGAATTTGCGCCTTTGTGGGACGAGGATACCGGCGCGCTAAAAGCGGGAATCAGATTCTGGAAAGTAGATGAGAACAAGCCTCTCAATATCGTCGTGTATGAGGAAGACGGTCTGACTCGTTGGCAAAAGAAGGACGGAACCTATAGCCTGAAACAAGAAAAACGCGGTTATATCGAAAAAAGAGAATATACACAAGCTGAAGGTGAAAATCTTATAGGTTACGAAAACTATAGTGCTCTTCCGATTTTTCCTCTGTGGGGAAGCAGAAAAAAACAGAGTACTCTGGTCGGAATGAGGTCACAGATTGACGCATATGACCTGATCAAGAGCGGATTTGCCAACGATTTAACGGAATGTGCACAGATTTATTGGCTAGTGGAAAACTATGGCGGAATGACGGAGGATGATCTCGCGAAGTTTAGGGACAGAATCTTATTTAATCATATTGCAGAGGTCGATTCCTCGCAAGGAGGAAAAGTCACGCCATATACACAAGAAGTTCCGTCTCAAGCACGAGAGACCTTTCTTTCGGGAATTAGAAAAGATATATATGAATCTTACGGCGGGCTTGATGTGCATGCAGTCTCTGCGAATAGCACGAACGACCATCTTGACGCCGCGTATCAGCCATTAGATGAGAACGCGGACGACTTCGAAATGCAAGTGATTGAATTCATTCAAAGAGTAGGCGCGATGTTGGGGCTCACAGAAGAAGAGGCAACGCCAATCTTTAAGAGAAACAGAATCGTAAATCAGCGCGAAATAACAGACATGGTAATGCTCTGTGCTTCTTATCTTGATGAAGACACAATATTGAAAAAGTTGCCGTTCTTAACCGTAGACGAAATTGAAGAAATCAAAAAAAACAAGGCAGAAGAAGACCTGGACAAATTCAAAGAAATAGAAGAAGAAAGCGAGGACGAATTAAATGAAGAAGAAGGTCAAAGGATTAATTGAGTACGCATTGGCGCAGGTCGGCAGACCGTATTGGTACGGCACATGCGGACAGATTGCGACTGCAGAGCTGTATCAAAAAAAGAAAAGGCAATATCCGGCATATTATACGGCGGACGATTATGAACAGCAATTCGGACAAAAAGTTCATGATTGCGGAGGTTTAGCCGAGGGCTATTTGATGGGAGAGACACCTGACTCGGATATAGAGTACAACAAAAAATACGACTACTCTGCGAACGGACTCTATGCCGCGTGCAAAGAAAAAGGAGATATCAGAACAATGCCCGACATTGCAGGCCTGTGCGTGTTCTACAGCGGGCACATGGGAATATATGTAGGAGACGGGAAAGTTATAGAAGCGCGAGGCCATAGGTATGGAGTTGTTGTTACTAAACTCGACAGCAGACCATGGAAATACTGGGGAAAGCACCCGGATATAGATTACACGCCGGAATATGAAGAATATACAGAAGTAAAACTTCCAGTTCTAAAAAAAGGGACCAAAACCGCGGATGTGGGAATCATGCAGACACTTCTCTTGTATCAAGGATACAGCGTTGGAAATTCGGGAGTGGATTGCTCTTTCGGTGGGGCAACTCAAAAAGCAATCAAGGCCCTTCAAGTAGACCAGAACTTACCGATAACCGGAATCTGTGGGCAGAAAGAATGGCAGTGTCTTTTAAAAGGTGAACTATGAAAAAAGATAGTGCAAGAATACAGACTGACAAAAAGTTGAATATCTTAGAACGTAAAATCGCGGTGACCTATCGTAAGGCTTACCGCGAAATTGGCATTTCATGGAAAAAATACATGGAAGAAACAGAACGCGAAATTGCAGAATTAACAAAAAAGTATGAAGAGGCTAAGAAGAGCGGAGAGGAGAAACAAATAAAGTCTGTGGAAAGAGAGCTTCAGCGTGCAAAAAAAAGAAAAACATTATTAGATGTAAAATACAAAGCGAAGACTGAAGCGTTGGCAACAGAAATATACAATGTGAACAAGACCGTGAACGCCTATATAAATAATCAGCTTCCAGAAGTGTATACATTGAATTATAACGAACTGGCGAACACGACAAAGCAGATAAAGGGTTATTCGTTCAATCTCACGAATCCGACTACAGTGAAAAACCTACTGACGGAAGACAAGAGTCTTTTACCGTTGAGAAAATTAGAAAAAGCAAAAGATATTCGCTGGAATGTCAGGTTGATTAACAATCAGGTCTTGCAAGGCATACTTCAGGGAGAATCGATGCAAAAAATTGCAAAAAGATTGACAAAAGTCAAAGAAATGAATATGCATTCCGCAATAACGGCAGCGCGAACAATGGTCACCAGCGCTGAAAATAAAGGACGCCTTGATAGCTATAAGAAGGCAGAAAGCGACGGAATAAGGCTAAAAAAAAGATGGGTATCATCCAATCAAGTAGGAAGGACGCGACATGCGCACATGCCTCATTCGTTCAATTCGCTTGAGGTAGATATAGACGAACCTTTCATAAACACGCTGGGAAAGATAATGTATCCAGGCGACCCGAATGCAGAGTCTTCCGCGAATGTGTATAATTGCCGGTGCACAATGACGGCCAGAGTAATTGGATTTGAGAGGAAAAAGAAATGACAGGCGTAACAATTCGAGAGAAAGACAACACACAAGAATTTGAGAACGAGTGGGAAGAGGCTATACACCAGGCCTTGACCGGAATTGGAATAGAGGCCGAAAGATTCGCCAAAGAAGACCCGACAATGCCGGTAGACACCGGACGTGCAAGAAACAGTATTACCTATGCTTTGTCGGGTGAAGAGACGCACGTCAAGAGATATACCGGGGACAAAGGCGAAGAGGGAGGCGAATACAACGGAGTCGCAGAAGGCCAAAAAAATGAGGCTGTCTATATAGGGAGCAACGTGGAATATTTTCCGTTCATAGAAGAAGGTTCACAGCACATACAAGCGAGACACGTTCTGAGAAGGTCGGCGACCGAACACAAGAAGCACTATCAAGATATAATGGAAGCGGCGCTCAAAGGGGAGAATGTGCCGTCTTAATGCGTTGTGTTGACGTAAAAAAATTTATGCTATATAATAAAGAACATACAAAGACAGAGGCATTTGTCCCGAAGTAAAGGAGTATAAAAAAATGAATTTAAGTCGTAAATTTCTTAAAGCACTTGGAATTGAAGATGAAAAAATTGACAACATTATTGAAGCGCACATGGAGACCGTGAACGCATTGAAAGAAGAGCGAGACGGATACCAGACTAAGGCGAAACAGCTTGATGACGTTCAAAAGCAATTGGATGATTTGAAAGCAAAGGGCGACGACGGATACAAGGCAAAGTACGAAGATGAAAAAAAAGCGCACGATGCATTGAAGGACGAAGTTGCAAAAAAAGAGAAACGACAGAAGAACGAAACCGAGTTCAGAAAAATACTGTCCGAGGCCGGAATTAGAGATAAGTATATCGACACAATTCTCAAGGCAGAGCAACACGAAATTGAACAATTGAAGGTTGAAGAAGGAGCAGTCGCGAACCGGAAAGAATTGCTCGAGTCGTTAAAAACAAAGTGGTCTGATTTTGTGGTGACGACATCAACAAAACCCGAAAAATTAGACACACCACCGGGACAAACCGGAACGATTAAGACTACGGCCGAAATTATGAAGATAAAAGACAAGGCTCAACGTCTTAAAGAATTTGAAAAACAAATCATGGCAGAGAAAGGAATTGAGTAATTATGGCAGCAGGAGTAACAACTACAGCAGATGTCCAGCTTGAAGCAAGAAAGAGAGACTTTGTAAGTTCATTCGCGTCTAATTGGAATGCACTTCTTGAAGTTCTCGGAATAACAAGACCAATAAAGAAAACACCAGGAACAACTCTTACCTCATACCGCGCAAGCGTTGAGTTAGAGAGCGGAGACGTTGATGAGGGAGACCCTATCCCTCTTAGTAAGGCTAACATCACAGAGGTTGCACACAAACCTTTGAAGATTAAAAAGCACGGCAAGGCTGTGTCTATTGAGTTAGTAGACAAGTATGGCGCAGACCTCGCAATCGAAATGACAGATGAAGAGTTCAAAAATGAGATTCAGGGAGTTATCCTTGAAGATTTCTACACAGAACTCCAGAAGGGCGAGCTGACAGCTACCGCAGAGTCCTTCCAGCTGGGAATGGCTATTGCCTTAGGAAAAGTTAAAGACAAGTTCAAGAAAATGCGCAAAGATTCTTCTAGGGTTGTTGTATGGGTAAACACTATGGACGCATATCAATACCTTGGTGTATCAAATATTTCTGTTCAGACTCTGAACGGCCTTGAGTACATCAAGAACTTTATGGGAGCAGAAACTTTGATTTTATCTAGCGACATTCCCGAAGGAAAGATAATCGCATGTCCTACAAACAACATGGTAAACTACTATCTAGACCCGAGCGACCCAGCCTACCAGAAGATGGGCCTGAATTATTATGTTGACGGCGAGACCAATTTTGTTGGCTTTGCAATTGAAGGAAACTATTCCAACGCAACAGGCACAACTTGGGCATTATACGGAAACGTGCTCTGGCCTGAGTATGTTGATGCTATCGCAGTTGTAACAGTCGGCGAAAATGGTGCAGGTGGCGGAAATGGCACAGGCGGCGGAAACGACGAAGGCGGAGAAGATGCAGGCGGAGAAGATGCAGGCGGAGAAGATGCAGGCGGAGAAGATGCAGGCGGAGAAGAATGACGCATAGGAGGGCGGAGTAATGCTGGAAAAGATCTTTTCTGAAATAAGAAATTATTTCGACCGCGAAAGATGGAGCGGAACATTTAAGATTGAATCGGGCGTGCTTTCGCCCTCTGACTTTATTAAAGAAAATCAGTATTTTCGAATTGTCGGCTCGTCAATGAATGATGGAGTTTATCAAAACGCTGAAACAATAGAAAGCAAGATTGCCAAGGAGAAAGTAGACGAAGAATTCAACGGCGAAATCTGGATCCTTAGCCCGCCGGCTGAAATTATAGAGTTGGCGGATAAAATAAAAGATTACGAGGAAAAGAATGGAGATTCTGCGTATGTATCTGAAAGCTTTGGCGGGTATAGCTACACCAAGGCGACAGATTCAAATGGAGTTGCCGTAACATGGCAAGACGTGTTCGGAAAAAAGCTTAACAAGTGGAGGAAAATATGAGCCTTTTGAAAGATGCAATGACAACATGCAGATTTTTAGACGAAAAGACCGTTCCGGACGGATTGGGGAGTTATACTTCCGTGTGGTCTGATGGAGCGGAGTTTCAAGCGGCTTTTTCTTTCGATGACAGCTTAACGGCCAGGGTTGCAGAAAAACAAGGAGTGACAGGTCTATGGACGGTGACGGTCGATAAAAAGATAAGAATCGATTATCACAAAGCGTTCAAGAGATTATCCGACGGAAAAATCTTTAGAAATGTATCCAAAGATGATTTAGAGACTCCTAACTCTGCATCTTTCTCTGTAAGAGTCTTCAGGGCCGAGGAATGGGAGTTGCCGATATGAATAAAGCAAGAGCGCTAAACATGTTTTGGTCACAATTCGAGTTGGATGCTTTCGAAGAAAACAGCCTTCCGACAGAAGCGAGCAAAAGGCCGAACTTTCCGTATATTACTTATTTTGTCGCGACGGATAGTTTTGGGAATGAAATCTCGTTAAGTGGGAGTCTGTGGTATCGCGAGCGCTCATGGCTCAATTGTGAAGAAAAAACGCAGGAAATCGCCGATAAAATTGGCAGAGGCGGTCTTTTCATATCTCTTGAAAACAACGAGAAGGTGTGGATCAAGAAAGGAACTCCGTTTGCGCAATCTATGGGCGACGATTCCGATGAGTTGATAAAGAGAAAATTAATAAACATAACTGCGGAATTTTTTACCGCGGATTGAAAGGAGAAATAAAAAATGGGAAATTTTACTAAGATTTCATCCAAAGCATTCAGCGAACTTCAGACCGACGCCGGAATCTTATTAAAGACGTTCGATGTGGAGACGCCCGAGATTGATGATGATGATATTATATGTGCAACTACCGGCGGTATAAATCCGACCTGTGTTCCGTCATACACGGATTGGGGTAGCGATATCGATAACTGCCCGAATAATACCAAAGAATTAATGAGAATAGAGGGTTGGGATTGTGCTATCGCATTTACTGCGCTCGGAGTATCGGCAGAAGTTATCCGCCTTGCTCTCGGTGCGGCGGATTTGGACGCTTCTAGTTCAAAAATCACACCAAGAACAGAACTCAAAGACACAGATTTTTCGGATGTGTGGTGGGTCGGCGACCGCTCTGATGGTGGTTTTGTAGCAATCAGATTAATCAATGCTTTATCATCAAGCGGATTTTCTTTGCAGACCACAAAGAACGGAAAAGGCCAGATTTCTGTAACACTGACAGGCCATGTGTCAATACAGGATACAGAAACTGTTCCGATGGAATTCTATAGCACAGAAGGAACAACAGAAGGAGAGTAATAAATGAAAACACTTGCGAATTGTAAGCCAAGCGAATTTTTAGCGCAGACGCTAAAAATAAAAAGACATGTCGCGTCATGGTTAGAGTTGACAAAGATTCTCGAAATAAGAAAGAATCCGCCTAAACTTGAAGAAGGCATGACCAAAGAAGAACAGCAGGAGGCTATAAAAAGACAGGCAAAAGCAAATCTTAATGATATGCTTGAGGCCGTGCTAGAAAAGTATCCAGAGGAGACTATTAAGATTCTTGCATGCGTCTGCTTTGTAGACCCAGATAAGGCGGATGAACAGCCGATGTCTTTCTATCTTGGGGCTATTTCTGAAATTCTGAACGATGAAAATGTGATAAGTTTTTTTATCTCATTGGTACAATTGGCGCAGACGAATATTTCTCCTGTTGCGAAAGCATAAGGCTTGATTTATTAGATTTACTCGGGAGCGGATACGTGATTGAACATTGCGTGTCCGCTTTTTGCGATAAACAGAGGCGCGATTTGTACCAGAACTACATTTCTGATATAATACAGAACATAGGAGCGAACATTGCGAAATCGGTGCAAGGAGAATATTATCCGCACAGGTTTTCTGAACTGATACAAAAGAAAAAAGAGCCGGAAGAGACGCCGGAAGAAATAAAGAACAGAATCAAAGACAAAGTAAACAAAGGGGGTTAATGCGATTTGAATTTATTTGAATTATTCATAAAAATCGGGTTAGACGACGGGGCAAGCAAACCCGTGAACAATTTAGCTTCCAACTTGAAAGGGAATCTTGTAAATGCGGCAAGACTAGGCACTTCAGCGGTCACAGGAACGGCAAAGGCTATCGGAAACGGTCTAATGACAGCGGCCAAGGTAGGCGTTGCGGCGCTAGGCCTTGCCTCTACTGCGTTGGTGGCGCTCGGTAAGGTCGGCTTTGAATATAATCAACAAATGGAGACATATACCACCAACTTTGAGGTAATGTTGGGCGATGCGGAAAAAGCGGCGCGACAAGTCGAACAATTGAAAGATTTAGCAGCGGCCACTCCGTTTGAAATGACCGATTTGGCGTCGGCGACACAGACGCTTCTCGCTTTTAACGTGAACGCGAGAGATACCACCGATGTTTTGAGAAGACTGGGCGATATATCTTTGGGCGATTCTCAAAAGTTAGCATCTCTGACAAGAGCATTCGGAAAGATGAACGCATCGCAAAAAGTCACGCTCGAAGACATCAACATAATGATTGATGCGGGCTTCAACCCGCTTCTTGAAGTAGCTGACGAAATGGGCGTATCCATGGAGGAAGTGTACGACAAGATTTCAAAGGGTGAGATTGCTTTCGAACAAATAACAAACGCTATAGACAAGGCGACGTCTTCTGGCGGACAGTTCTACAAAGGCATGGAGAAGGCATCGAAGACAACAAAAGGATTAATTTCTACCTTGGCAGACAATGCAAAGGCCCTGGTCGGCGAGGTATTTGCGCCTGTATCCGAAGGCTTAGAAAATACCGTATTACCTGCGGCAATTGAGGCGATTGCAGGCCTTGCCTCTGCGTTTGAAAGTGAAGGCGTCGACGGGCTGATAGAGAAGTTCGGCCAGTTGTTAGGCGGTCTATTAAAAAAAGGAGTCGAATTTCTCCCAAAGATTGCCGAGTTTGGAAAAAAACTCTTTTCGTCAATGTTACAGGGTTTTTCCGAAAACAAAGAGGGATTTGCCTTCGCAATATTATCGCTGATAGAGTCTTTTGCCGACTTTGTCTCAGAATTTGTGCCAGAATTAATTGATGTAGGAATAGAAATCTTAGATTCTCTCCTGAAAGGCTTCGCAGAGAATCCAGACAAGGTGATAGGCGCAGTAAGTCGCATGATGATTTCGATATTGAACACTTTGAATGGATTCTTTGAACGACTTAATGGAACCGGCGAACAGATAACCGGAAGTATTGTTGATGGTTTCGATTTTGAAACCATATCGAAAGGAATCGCACAGCTTGTCGTTAATATAATTATGACGATTATTAAGGCACTCCCTGATATAATCGCGGCGGGTGGGCAGATACTTCAAGGTCTTCTTCAAGGTCTTACAGAAAACATGGATTCTCTGATGAGTACAGTAGTAGACGCAGTCAAACAGATAGGGGCGTGGATTAAAGAGAATGCAGAACCCATCTTGGATGCAACGGTAGAATTATTCAAAGCTATTGCAAGCGGGCTCGAGGAAAATCTTCCTGCGTTGACAGAGACGGTTTCCGAAATTATCACAGTGCTTGTAGATTTATTGACAAGGCCCGAAATGCTTTCTGAAATTCTTGGAGCAGCTTTACAGATAATCGTTGCTCTTTCGCAAGGGTTAGAAACTGCGATTCCGACACTTGTCAAGATAATATTTATTTTAATTGAGAACATCGTCAACTTTTTGCTTGCTCCCGAAAACGCGGCAAAGCTTATCAATGCCGGTATCAAGATCGTAATCTCTTTAATTAGTGGTCTTATAAGTGCGATTCCGCAGTTGTTGAGTGGTGTAGGCCAGTTGATAATGGGAATTATAGATGGCTTTATTGATACCGACTGGGGACAGGTAGGCGAAGACATCATCGACGGTATATGGGACGGCCTAAAGAGTGCGTTTAAAAATGTAAAGAAATGGTTCAAGGACGCATGGAAGGGTCTGAAAGATGGATTCAAGGATCTATTTGGTCTCGATGATGATGACGACAAAAAGAAGAGCGGGTCACACGCGGGCGGATTAAGATATGTGCCAAGAGACAACTACCTCGCAAACTTGCACAAAGGGGAGATGGTTCTTACAGCAGAGCAGGCAAGCGCCTATAGGCTCGATTCTGGGCGGTCTACCTCTATTAATGGGTTAACAATCAATGTAAATGTAAACGAGCCAAATGCCAGCGCTGAGGACATAGGAGAGCGCGTTGCAGAGGCTCTGCAGAATCTGATGGACAGGAGGAGCGCGATTTATGGATGAGTACTGGATAGCAATAAATGATATAAAAAGTAATGAGCTCGGCGTGG